TAGTGTAACTACTTCTTTTAACAAAAGAAAAAATGTACATTTTCACCTATTAAAAAGTAATAAACATTTTAATCCATACTTACAAAATGCTTATAACAAGTATGGAGAAGATAGTTTTTTATTTGAGATATTAGATACTTATGACAAGACATTATGTTTATCTATGGAAAGTTATTGGATTAATATATTAAATACTAAAGATAAAAATTTTGGATATAATATTATAGATCCTATAAAAAACCGATTAGGATTAAAACATAGTTCTAAAAGTAAGATAAAAATGAGTAACTCTAGAAAAGACTATATTTTAAAAAATGGGTCTTATTTAGTTACTGATGAAACAAAAGATAAAATTTCAAAAAGTAAATTAGGTAAGAAATTATCTTTAGAGCTTAGAGAAAAAATGTCTATAAGTCGAAAAGGTACTAATATTGGTGAAAGTAACCCTTTTTATGGTAAGAAGCATACTGAAAAAACTAAAAATAAGATTAAAGACGCTATAAAAGATAAATTGATTAATAAATTTAAAAGTATAGCTAAGTATTCTTTAAATGATGAATTTTTAGAATCTTTTTTATCAATAAAAGAAGCTAAAATTAGCCTAGGTGTTACATCAAATGGTGGATTAGGAGCCGCTTTAAAAAATCCTAATAAAACTTATAAAGGTTTTAAATGGAAATATTATAACAATTAAAATAACTAGATGAGTGTAGAAGTAGAAAAGAGTAGTAAGGTTATTTTACCAACTAGTAGGATTCCTCCTAGTAGAAAATCTCCAGGAGTATTGGTAATTTATTCTAAACCAAAAGCAGGTAAAACAAGTCTAATTGCACAATTAGATAATTGTTTATTACTAGATTTTGAGAAAGGTAGTGATTTTGTAGATGCTATGAAGGTAACTATTAATGATCTAGCTGATCTTAAAACTTATGGTGAAGAAATTAAAAAAGCAGGCAGACCTTATAAGTATATTGCTGTAGATACTATTACAGCTTTAGAAGATATGGTAATGCCACTTGCTATAAAAAAGTACAAAGAAACCCCTATGGGTAAGAACTTTGATGGAGAAAGTGTACTCAAATTACCAAACGGTGCTGGTTATTTATACTTAAGAGAAGCATTCTTTGATGTTGTAGACTATATTAAAAGTCTATCTCATAATGTAATATTCTTAGGTCATTTAAAAGACAAATCTATTGAGATTAAAGGTAAAGAAGTTATGGCTGCTGATATTGATTTAACAGGTAAGCTTAAAAGTTTATTGTGTTCAACTGCAGATGCTATTGGTTTCTTATCTAGAGATGGTGATAATACCATACTTAATTTTAATAGTAGTGATTTAATAACATGCGGTGCTAGACCAGAACACTTGAGAAATCAAGAACTTGTAGTAGCAACTATGAAAAACAATAAGCTAGAAACTTATTGGGATAAAATCTATATTGATTAATAGATATATAATAATTTACATAAGTATAATCCAATTTATTTTTAACTTTTTAAACAACAAATATATGAGTAATATTACATTTAATTTCAGTGACGTTCAATCAGGTTCAAGTGTTAAACCATCTGTTAAACCAGGAGTACATGATAATGTAACAATAGGTACAATCACATCAGAAACAACTCCTAATGGTAAAGCAGTAATTCGTGTACCATTTAGTTTAGATAATGGTGCAGAACTTAATATTGATATGTCTATGGAAGGTAATGCTCCTCAATATACTATGAGGAAACTAAAACATATGATGACTAAAGTTGTTGATGAGAATGTAGTTAATTCCGCAACAACTCTACAAGATATTAATAAGATTCTTAGTGGTAAGAAACTAAGAATGAAATTTACAGGTGAGGAATATGTATCTCAACGTGATGGTAAAGTATATGTTAAGACTGTATTAGGTTTACCTAATTTTGCTGAACCTATGACAGTTACATCTGAGATGAGTGCTCTTACTTATAATCCAAATATTGAGTATGATCTTAAACGTGTAAATAAAGCTACTGTAGAAGCTAATGGTGCTAAAGTAACTGATCAAATAGATTCGCTACCATTTTAATCAATACTAAATTAAATAAATTAAATTAATTATTAATTAACATAAATCTAGGTTATGTTTGATTTTTCAAATATTAATTCCGAAGATTCTTACATAACCAAAGATTTTGTGTTAAGTAAGCTATCTGATCAACAAATTATAGAGTATTATCTTAATACTAAACTACAATATAGTAATCTAATATCTTCTCCTTTTAGGGAAGATAGAAATCCTAGTTTTGGTATAAAGTATGTTGGTGATAAATTTATTGCTAAAGATTTTAGTACTAATGAAACATTTGACTGTTTTAGTATAGTACAAAAATTATACAACTGTAATTTTCAGGAAGCTCTTAAAATTATTTCTAATGATTTTAAATTAAAAGATATTAGTACTAATGCTACTAGAATGTTATTTAATTCTAGTGATAGTATTAAGTTATCTGTTAAGAAGAATATCATTACAATAGAAAGTCAAGATTATACACTTGTAGATAAAGAATATTGGGGTCAATATTACATTGATATTGATACTTTAAAACTATTTAATGTGTATAGTTGTAAATATGTATGGTTAAATGGTAGTTTATGTCGCATATACAATAGAAATAATCCTGTATATGCATATGAATTCAATCAATCATACAAAATCTATTGTCCTTTAACTAAAAACAAGAAAACTAAATGGCTGTTTTCTGGTAGTCAAAATGATATAGAGGGATATAACTATTTTAAAACCAAGTGTTTTTTAGATCCTAGTAAGAAGTTTACTTCTGAAAACATCCTAATCATAACCAAGAGTTTAAAAGATGTTATGTGTCTATATAAATTGGGTTACCAAAGTATAAGTTTACAGGGTGAAATGAATTCATTATCTAACAAGATTTATGAAGAGCTAAAACAAAATGGTATTGAACATATATATTCTTTATATGATAATGATAAAAGTGGTAAGCAGGGTACTGCTCACCTTACAAATACATATAAAGATATAATACCTAAGTTTATTCCTGATGAATATGGTGTAAAAGATATTAGCGACTTTATTAGAGTATATGGGTTAAATGATGCTCAAATGTTGATAGATAGCTTACTATAACACATTTAATATAGATTATTGTGGGATACAGAATAGAAGAGAAAGATATAATCTATCAGGTAAGTATTGAGGACTACATAGAATATGTAACTCTTAGTAACAAAAGAAGACCTGTTTATTATAAGAAGACAGATAAGATACCTAAGAAGTATCAAAATAATAAGCATAGTTTTAATAAAGCAGGTGAACTTATAAATATTGAAACAAATGAAAAAATATTAAAAAATATCCGTAGTGTAGGTAAACCAAGATATAAAAAAATATCTGGACAAAACATATGGGTAGGTCTTAATCATAATCTTAGAAATAAAATTGCTTATGAAATTAAAAAGTTCTTTTATAAACACCTAAAAGATTTAAAAGTAATACCTAGACAATTATTTCCAATAGGTGTTGATATAAAATTTATTAAACCAATAGGGAGTAACAATTGGGATTTAGATAATCTAGCTTTAATATATCGTAAGGTATTATTAGATTGTTTAAAAACTATAATAGGTGCTGACGATTCTATTGAGTTTATTAGAGAAATACCTACTAGATATAGTCCTAGTCCAGATGAAAGTCAAAAACTCATTATAACAATTTATACTATAAATGATAAATAACTATGCTGAAAAAGCAATTAAAAGTGTTGAAGTCACTTTAAATTCATTAACAATAGCTCAAGATTTAGCTGATATCTTTATAAAAGATAAGTATAAGTCTTCTGAAGAAATATTTGATTATGATGAAACAAATGATTGTTACATATATAAAGAAGATATTCAACTTGAATATGAATCTATTGTTGATAATTTAAATGACTATTTAATTAATCAATATAGTAATATTAGTGTATATGATAAATACAAAAGACAAGAATAGAATTTTTTATTCTGAGAAACTTTTAAATGCTGTTGAACTTAAATTTGGAATACATTCAAATGAATATGAAGCAGCAATTAATGGCGATTATGCTTTAGGTAGTATGATTGAAGAATACTGTTATCCTGATCAAATTCCTGCTGATCAGTTTATAATTGCTTATGAACAAGGTGATAACGAATTATGGCGTTATTATCAAATGTTTATACAAAATCAAGATTATAGAAAAATCTATAATATGTGGTTAGAAGCAATGCATACTGAAGATGTAGAAAACTACACAGAAGTTATTGAATATGCAG